TGTCGTATTGCAAGTATCTTGAATCACATAACGATGAAGGACGTTCCTCAACGAACCGACACATTCACCGTAATTCAAGGCATACCTATCAACTCCAGTTTTTGCTGGCGTACCCATCATGATCTGCGATGAAACAACATCAGTTAGGTCTTCAGCCTGCAGCTGGAAGAAGCTAGGCACCACATTGGTACCATCTGGCCCAATATGTCCAGCTGGATTAGCATACTCAAAGTTGTCTGCTCCACGAATGAAGAAGTTCAAGCTAATGCTCCCAGAGACTGGTGCAGTCAGACCTGTAAGGACACGCACGGTAATGACACCATTGTCAATTCCCGCACGTGGAGCCAGGGTATTACCCGGACTCCAATTATCCGTCAAAGTCTGATCGATCTTAAGCCACGGCAGATCTTGATGATATGGAATTCTCAACTCCACATCATCCTTCTCGCCGATATCCAAAATCTCAGTGTAAACAGCATTCTCTGCTGGATCAGTGGAAGTGATATCACCACGAGGGTCATAAGAGATCTTCAATCGACCTTTATGAAATTTTGTGCACACTACTTTCATGCGCACAATAATATCACCACGCCAATGTTTAAACATGGATCCCACATAAGACAGTGGGACGTGATACGTCTGCCGACCCACAGATACAGGCACCGTATTATTGATGTCTATAGAGGTAGGTTGGAAGGGATTGATGCGCATATTCCACAATTGTGTACTCGCAGCATCTGATGTTGACCACGAGCTCGCACTAAAATAAGATTCCTTCGTCTTAAGGTACGATAAGCTCAACTCATCGGCACTACCAATGCCGTGAGGACTCGGGTCAATTGCAAGTTCCTGCTTAGGATCAAGTGCTAATTTCTGCACTTGAGTACCAATATGTGCACTAGCCATCATGGGTGCGTTCATGGGTGCATACCCACGAACGTCAGTTATGACTGGTACATTGGTAAATCCAAAAAGCGTTGCAATTTTGGATACAGCTGAAGCTCCTATCTCTGTCGCTCTAGCAAACCTGCCAATAATTGGCACGTGCGTGAGCGTTTGAGCAACTGAAGCTAAAGCAGAAGCAGGTCTGGATACGATTCCTTTGCCGTATTCATCAGATTGCAGGGTCAACTTAGACGTCGAGCCCATCAACTGGACATCTGACATCCACGCATAAACGCGTAATGTGACCGAAGTTGTACCACCTGTTACGGCTGTTTTCAAAGGGTTATACACTACAAAATTGAGTGTGCCCATGTTCTGAACATCATTTGCACTCGTGATGTCCAACCAGTTCTTGTGCAAAAAGAAAGGTAGCTTCATTTCGCCACCAGCATTCGCTTGCGGGTACAGGTAAAAACCTGGCTGCTGCGAATACGGCACAAGGATCGGATTGATCGGTGATGGTACTGTGATTTTGTCTCCTACAAAACCCAAAAGGGGCGAATAACACATCCGCATCATACCGTATTGAAACGGTGTTCCATTCAACACAACCTTCACATGGAGGTTACCACGCAAAAATGCGTAATTATCGATCTTCTTTTTGATCTGTGTGTTGTTTAGGAAAAGGTACCAGGGCTTGATTGTATCAAGAACACTGATAACACTAGACGTGGTCCAAGTGATAGTATCAATGAGGGTAGGACGTGAGAGAAAACTCCCAAGTCCAATATCCTCCGTACCATCAACTAAAGCTACGTTATTCGTGCTTGATGGAGCATCGACACACACACCACCTTCATTATCAATAAAGGTGACGGTCTGTTCAACACTAGTGGAGCTACCTATGGCTTCACTTGTGACGACACTCTCTGCGTCTTCCATCGTCGCAGATTGAAGCGCAAAACATTGGGGATAATAATTGAAATGTTCCAGTGGGATATCCTCTCCCATAAGACAAGTGGTAGTACTTCCGGTGACTACCTCAACACTTTGTTTCTTATAATTCTTAATGTTTTTCTGTGACCTGTTGTTCAACAGGAAGGACCGGCCAAGGCCCAGCCTGCTTGGGGGATACATCTTTAGATGCTCGCCAGAATCTCTCTACGAGATCATCCCACCCTGGGAGAGTTGACTCCATGACGTACTTATCATAGGGTTCCTGCATCAGGACACCTTTGAAAAATGCGTGATGGTATTCGAACACTTCCCTTCCATAAAAGAAGTATTCGGAGTTCGCACTCGACATTACCGCAACCATTTGCGCATACTTGTCGATTGACTTCGATGGCACCCAAGTCGTGAGAGACTTGTGAATTGACTCTTCTTCCAATGGACAGAGCCAAGCGCCTACATCCTCATCATAGCGCCATTTGCGCTTGAGGAACTGGCAATCGCCGATGCTGATATATGGCACCGACTCCGACTCTTTGTCGGCCATGGTGTACTCAACACCAATCGTTGCCAAAACAGCCTGGATGGCCGTGTGGTTAAACCACGGTGCCTCTCCAGAGACACCCATGATATTGTCATCCCCATAGGTGAACAAGTGCACGTTCTGCTTGAACGAAGCACACGATTTCTCAGGACTCAACATGGTGTAACAATATCTCATATAGAGACTGTTCACCAAAGAGTTGACGATGACAGTGAGTGGATGTCCCGAAGGATTTGTGCCGAAAAATTCAATCAAATCGGCATTCACACTCACAACTGGAAAGGCAACATCTTCGCCAATACACATAATTTGGCGGATCTCGTCTGGTTCGAAACCCGCCGCTTCATAAACGTGCGAGATAATCTGGAATGCAGCAAGAATGAAATCAGCGATCATTCGCTTATCAAACTTGCCATAATCTCCAGCCACAATACGATCCTCACCGAATGAGGTAAGATACTCATGTATCACACCCCACTCACTTGACTGACACACAGTGCCAGGTCCCGCTTCGAACACGAGTTTGTTCTTCTGCAGCAACCTGACAAATGTCAACAATCGAGATCGTACCACGATGCTCCAGTCAGCTGGCGCGCCCGTAAAAAGACGCGTCTTTTTGTTCGCTATCTTAGCGAACGATGTAGCCTCATCCTTGAGATGTCCCGTATAAACGGGAAAAGCACGCTTTCCTTCAGCATACTGTTCCTCAATTTTGGCTACACGTTCCCAAACTTCAGGCGTGAAATCCACGCCTTCAGGATAGAACTCATCCACAGCTGCAACAAGAAACTTTTTCTTGCTACAAGACCATGGAAAACCCATCGATGTGCTCACATTGAGTCGATCGACGAACTTGACACCTGGTAAACCATTCACGCTTGCACGTGGAGATAGGAACATAAGTTCACGTTCCCATCCCTCTGGAAGCCCAGACAAAATGTCCTTCGTGTATTGCTTGATGCAATGCTGCAAAACAAGCCTATCATGGGTTACATTGGGCTTGACCATCTCAACGATGTTTTTGCGCCATGGTTCCCATCCGGACATAACGGGTGCACCGTATTTCACGGTGTAATCGAAATGTTCACACATGGTGTCTGCGAGAGGTGTCTCGCAAACACGACTCTTCGGCTTGGGACGAAACCCAGCAAAAGAGCCATAGACATTCGCGACACCTGTCTCCAAATATCGCACCACACTCTTATGGTGTGGTTCAGTCAAGGTTTTGGAGTAGATTCCACACTCCAAACGTGGTTCACCTCCACCCTGCACCTCCACCGCTAAACCGGTGAGGCGCTTCTGGGCGACAATGAGTTCCTCTAGTGCTGTTTTTGGCACAAAGAGGAAACCACATTGGGAACCATACCCCAAGGCATGAATACCTAGGATAACGGGTCCACGTGGTGTATCAGCAACAGCTAATCCACCACAATCACCTGCTCGTGTTACACGTGGTCCAAGACCACAATAAACACGAGGTGCAATGTTCAACGCCTCAATGGGAAAACTCTCACTCTTCGACATGTTAAACACATCTTGAGATTCACATTCTCCCGTCGCAAGACGACGAACAGCAAATGCTTTGGTAGCGTGGATAAAATCCTCGCTCCAAAACTTGGTGATATCCTTGAAAGGTGGCAAAGAACGGAACTCAACAAGACACAAATCCTGGTCTGGCAGGCGAACAATGTCGCGCGCCATGACACGGACTGTCATGTTGTTGGTGACTCCTTGTGAAAGAGTCGATTGAATGACAGTAATGTCATAATCAGCATCTGGTTCCGCAAAAGCATGGTTATTAACCAAGCAAAAATGGCCTCGAACAAAAACGGCTCCAATGCCTAGAGCTTTGCCACTCTTTCTGTTCTTAATCTCCAAACGGACACAATTGCGTCCAAGGAGATTACGTACTCCCGTGCTGTCAATGCCTACCAAACTTTGTGACGCAACTGGTACGTCAAATTTGGTTAGCTCAAGCGTGGGATTATACCACACATTCTGACCAATCTCTTGTTCGAGATCGGTCTCAGTGGTACCATGCACATTTCCTTGCAACTCATCGGGGACTTCTCTCTTCTTCTCCTCTTCCTTCTTAGGGGAAGATTTGAAGTAAAGAGTCGCCACAGTGGCAACTAAGCCAAAGCAAACAAGGAAAGCTCGCCACTTGTGGTTGTCCACCCGCAGATCATTCATGTGGCCTAAAAGGCGCATCTGAATGTCCTGCGGATAATACCGCCACACATGCTGCACCAATGCCTTCCTAAAAAGACGGTAGCGCGCAACACGCATATGAAGTGCGATCACATATTTCGTGGTCAGCACAAACATACATGCAGCAATGATCATCTCAAAGGACCAATCTCGAAGAGTTTCGGTCCAAGTACGATCTTGCTCAGCCTGCACTGCGCACTCGCAATCGCGAGACACAAGCAGGCAAAGAGGACAAACCTGCAACTGAGACATGCCGTCATCACACGTCATGCTCTTAGCCTGAATGTCCTCATGTGCTCGACTAGCTTCTCCGTAAAAACGTAGGAACTCAGCAGAATTTTCAAAAATCTGCACTGTTTCGAGCGTGGCGCGGTCTCGTTCCCCATCAAAGAAGGGGACCACCTTCTGAACCGTGATTCTCCAGAAGTCTGGAAAAGCACCATCAATTGGTGGAAGAGCGCGTGGGTTGATGAAACGTCCATTCTCATGAATGTACTCCTTCTTGGGCTCCACATGAACCACAAACGGAAGTCTGCGGCGCACAGCTAGGGGGCACCAAAAGTACTCATGCGCGTTCAAATCAGCTGCATTCGTCGTAGCAACAACGAGCTTCGCAAGGACAGGGGTCTTTCCCTTATCCTCTAGCGCCGCTTGGGGCGGCACGTACGGCACATTGTTGATGACATTCAACATCTCCATCAACGTTGGATCAGCATCGCTGGCCTTCTGTGGTAGAAGGAAAGCAATGTCATCCATTTGGATGCACCACTTGCTGGAGTCAAAATTGCTCCAGTACTCATCCGCAGGATTGCGAACGTAGCGGTAGTGATCATCACTCTCAAGACCATGCAGTCTACCATAATAGTAGTACAACATCTTGGTGAACGTGGATTTCGCGACACTAGAAGTGCCATGAACCAACACACCAAAAGGTTGGGTGCGCTCTTTCTGAGCCGCACGCCGAGTAATCTCGGTGTTCTTGAGCAAGCGAATTGTCGCCAGTTTGCGCTGCAATAGCGCACTATCTCCACCAGTTCTCGCCTTGGTGTACTTCACGTACGCCTCACCCTTCTCATACAGATTGTTGATGTCTGACACGTAGGTGAAATACGTGGTTCCATGGGGCTTGAGATTGGCAGAAAAAGGTGCCAGGGCAACAACCCTGTCCACCTCTTGCATCCAAGCGGTGTACTCATCGCTTGAATGCAAAAACCTCGACACATCACCTGTGAGACGGAAATCGTTAATCCGCTCACAAATGAACAAAGTGGTGTCAATGACTGACATCCACATCTGTGTGCGTGAGGTTTTACACTCCATTGCCTTAAGTTCAAGGCGAGTGTATTCCTTCTCATTCAGCGTGATGCCGAATTTGGTCAGGAAACCCTGAACCAACAGAAAAGTGTACAAATTGGACACTTTCTGGAAAAGTTCGCTGTTAGCAGTCGTGCTAACAACATCAAGTCCTCCTCGAACAATGTTCAAAAATTCGGTGAAACGATCACCTTGAACTTGAGAGCTCATGAGATTGGTGATTTTCATCACAATATCTCGAGCAGCCATGCGTGTGGTGAAGAGCCGATATCCCAATAGGGAAAGACGGCAAAAATCTTCACTGTTATCACACTTGCGATACCAGTAGGCCAATTGCATGATGTGATCAAGCTGGTCTACAAGCCAATTGGCACATTCCACAGCATCCGCGGAAGCACCAAGACTCAACAGGTGTTTCTTCACAAAGTGAATAAACACTTCATTGTTGGGTTTGTCATCATAAGTCGCAGATTGCAACTCCCACTGCTGAGTGGGATTCATGAACATACGTTCAAGGATGACACTATATGAGGTAAAAACCCCATTCTGGATGTATTGGTTAATGTCCATGGCTGGGTCATCACCTCCAGAAATTCTACCTTTGTGGTAGGTTTGCGTGATAATACTCACAGGAGTATAAGTCACATCATTACCGAGAAAATTCTTGGCTACAATGGTTAACGCGTTTTCACGCGCAACCCTCTTGTGCCACATATTCTGGCCTGTCGCATAAGTCGCGAGTTCACTAATAGAAACTCGGTTCTTCTTCTTCTTGCTCAAAAGTGCACTGCACCTGGCTTGAAGGGAAAGCTTGGCGGTCTTATTGCTTGCCGCATCGTTGATCAATTCGTTCGCGAAAATCTTGGTCATCGTTGTTAATTGTTGTTCTCTGGGTTTTGGATGACGTTTTATTTCTCCCGGTCAAGGATATCCCAAATTTGGCTGGGAGCCTAGAACTTGCCTCTTACATGTTCTGTATTCTAATGATTTTTAGAGTAGTCTTACTAGCTTGCATGAACAATCCTCGGTCTCAACTGAGACTGTAATTAATTCCATCTTCTCGATTCGCGTCGTCCTTATAGGAGCGGAGAGGCGTTTGCGATGTTATGCTTCACGTTGGGCAGTGGAAACTATTCCTACAATAAACCAATGGAAGGTTTCTATCCTACAATGGATAAATACTCATTTTTATTTTGTTTCTTTACATTATTTAAATGTTTGTGTTTTTTCTATTTTCTGTTAAACGCTACTAAAAACGTATATACAAAAAGGGGGGGGATAGACGTGTCGTGTACTTAACGCCATTTATTTAATCAATTTATATTGTCAACAAGTGTTCTCGTTGCATCAAAAGTATTCCTGGTGCCATTAAGGCCCTATAGTTATTGAGCCCGTATAGTCAGTTTAGATATAAAATGATATGGAATTTGGTTAAACCAGCGCTGATCTCCGTGAGGAGACCAGCAGTTGCGCCTTTCGGCCGCAGCAACAATATGTGTAGAGTTTAATCTACA